AAAGTATCCGCCGAGGATACCTATGACGCCACCAAGTGCTGTTTGGACAAGAGTCATCACTTCTGCTGAAACGTCAACCGCTTCACCAGTTGATTGTGTTTCAAGTGCAGCAACCAAATAGTCACCAACAATTGCAGTGAGGATTGCCGCCATCACCCCAATTGCGAGAATGAACATTGTCTTGTCTTTCATAGGCCAATTCCCAAATCGTCAAGAACGCGTTTGCCAGCTTTGCCACCAGAGCCATAACCCTTTGACTCCTTGTAGGCAATCACGGCAGCTTTTGTTTTTGGGCCAAAATCGCCGTCAAACTTGCCCTTATAGAATCCTCTTTCGGCGAGCTCTTCTTGGAGCTTTGTTACGCGGGGACCGCTGTCGCCTGGGTCCAGGTCTCCGCCATCGTCTTTTCCCGCCGCTGGGGCAGAAGGAGCAGATGGTGCAGCAGGTACGGAAGCAGTATTCGCACCTGCTGCAGGCTTTTGAATATTGTTCTTCGCCATGTATTCAGCTACTGCCGCAGGAGGGTTGTCGCCTTCCGTATACCGCAAGTGCCATGGCTCCTCGGGAACGACTTCCCATGAAAAACCAAATTTACGAACGTTGGCAATTAGCCACTTGAGGCGCTTTGGTTCTCCGGCCGTGTGAACGTCAACAGCCAACCCGGTATTGTGCTGACTCGTACCTGGCGCCGCAAGGCTGGCAAACTTTGGGTCCTTTTTGTACCACTTTTTGCCTTCAAATGTTCGGGTGGAGTTCCCATTTGGATTTGGTGTGTAACGCTGCTTGAAAACCGCGAGCTGCGACTCGTACGAGCGATATGTGTCTCCGGCGGAGACGGGCTTCAATTCAACGCCATCTGCCTTTGCTGCTTCGACCATGGCTTCCCATGCGGCAGCGGCCAACCAGTGCAACTTCCCGCCCTTGACTGCTCTGAGGAGTGATTCTGGAAGCTTTCCAGGCTTCACACCCTTAAGGTCGGCTGGTTGCTTTACCGGTACGACGATGTCCCATTCGACTTTGCTCATCAGATACTCCTGTAACTAATAGGAAGTACTGATAGTTTACATCAAAAGTGCCTAACTTTATATTAGGTACTTTTAGTTACTAGTCGTTATCTGGCTCCAACATATGCACATACATCGCCATTGCTGCTGCGATAGCAAATGCCCCCACTGTTATCCATCTGAGGAACCCAGACACTGTGAAGAAGAGGACCACCGCTCCGGCGATTGTAAAGCCCATATTGAAAATGCCGAGACCGAATTTTTTAATAAATGCTTTCCAATCCATAATTTTTTCTCCATTTACATATTTGTAAATACTTAATTGCTTGACCCAGTCGACGCCGTCTCCAGCAATCTCACCCTGTGCCTCGGTTTCTTCGTCTTCCCGTCGAGCAGCAAAATCGCCTCGACCGGAAGACGGAGAGTTTGTTGGTGATGGCTGACTCTGTGGAATTGCAGCAGCTGCAGCCACAGCAGAGGCAACAACAGTTACCGCCACTACGGTTCTTCGTTCACCAACGGAAATTGTTTGATTTAGCATTTCATAATTATCAAATGCTCCGCTAAAGAGTTCGACAACTTCTTCGAAAACTTCGCGTATTTCATTCGGCGCATCCTGCACTGCTGCAACTATTGCGGCAGCTTCAGATTCGTCTAAATCACCAGAATCAATTGTATCGAAAATCTCTTCAGCTTGTTCTGCGGTGACCGACTCAAGAACCGCAGGGTTTGACGCCAACTCTTCTGCAATGTCTTCAGTTAGCCCGTTCTCAATAACAGCCTCGACAACTGCGGCCACCTTGGCTTTGTCCTCATCTGTGAGTTCGTCAATGTTGTCAATAAGTTGGTCAAGAATTTCATCAATAACTGCAATCACTTCTTCTGGTGATATATCTTCCAGTACATCACTAACGTCATTAAAAATTTCAAATGCATCAGAAGAGTCATCAATGTCCACCAGTGGTATTGTTGTTTCTTGTGAAGCTGACGTATCTTCTTCTTCCTCTTGTGGTTGTTCCTCTTCTGGTGATTGCCCTGATTCTTCTTGTTCTGGCTGCTCTATTTCGGGTTCATCAGCAGGAAGGGTCGGATTTGTTTCAGGCTCCTCCAGTTCCTCCTCAGGTTCGACCTGCTCGTCCTCAGGCTGGTCTGGAACGGTTGAGGAAGAATCTGGAACAGTAGTTTCCGGAACTGTAGTTTCCGGAACTGTGGTAGTCGGAACTGTTGTAGCTGGAGACGTCTCGACTTGTGGGGCAGTCGTAGTTTGAGTTGGAACAAAAACAGTTGTTGTTGTCGTGCTGGGAGCAGTTGTAGTAGTGGTAGGGGCCACGGTAGTCGTGGTTACCGCTGGGTAGTTAATAACAATCAAAACTTCTTCTGTGAATTCAGAATAAAACGAAGAAGTGTCATTGTCTGACCTAACTCTGAATCTCCAAGTTGAGCCAGACTCAACGTCAAAAAAGTCATTTGCAAAATATGACTTTTGGAATGTGTAGTAGGTATTTAAAGCATTTGGCCCGCCAACATTTCCGGTTGCAACTCCCCACCCGGCAACATCGCCAGTCGTAAACATAATCGCATAGCGTTCTGGTTGGTTGGTTCCGCAACTCGGTGCATCCCAGTCCAGCAAAATCGAATTTTCAGTTTCGGAAATAGTCAAGTTCTCTGGAGGGCATATATCAACTGCGGGAACAGTTGTCGTAGTCGTAGTCGTGGTAGTGGTCGTGGTGGTAGTGGTGGTGGTTTCGACAGCTGGTGCAGTTTCGTTATTTGGAGCTACACCACCGAAACTTTCGCAGTTTGAGCCAGCAGGAACACACCTATCCGTATCTCCGGCGACATTGTCAACCATCAGGACTGGGGAGAGCGCTGTATCACCTAAGTTGAATACAGCAAAACCGAGCCTGTATGTTCCGCTAACGGAAACTTCGTATGTGGATGTTTGCCATCCAGTTGCACCAAACGAATTGACCGAGTAATCACCAGTGCCGGGGTTCGTAAATCCAAGGAGTGCGTATTTCTCGACATAGTTGTTCACGGTTATTGTCGGCTCCGACTCAACAGTTAAGGGAACCAACGAGGTAAGAGAACCGTCATTGAACGGAACATAGTCAGTTCCGAGATAGTTCCATGACATTGTGTATGTAACGCCAGCGGTAAGTTCAACTTCCTTGGTAATCCACGCAGCATCAGTTGGGTTTGGACTGCCATACCCAGAAGCCTGTGAATCTGCGGTAAGAAGGTTCTGAATTGCGGTTTGTGGTGCACCAGAAAGACCAAGAGCAGTCATTGCCTGACTAAAGGTTTGTTCATTTTTGGGTTGAAGCAGTGCAGCATACGAATCATTGTTCGGCGAGAATGTCCAACTACCAGCGGAAACAGCAGGTGCGTAGTACGGGTTTGGACTTCCGTCGGAGAGTGTTGGGCTTCCGACGGCACCACGAGAGTTGTGCGTAAATGTTCTTGAGCCACTAAATATCGAGACGCCAGTTCCACTTCCCGTAATCGCGCCACCGAGGTTTCCGGCTTGAGAGCCCTTGTCCCAGCCGGCAAAAGAATTGCTTTCAAATCCAGCATCCGATACTGGAGTCGGTCCAGGCGCGACGGTAGTTGTAGTTGTTGCCGGCTCGGTCGTGGTTGTCGTAGTGGTGGTCGTGGCGGCGGCAATTATTTCAACAGCTGTAGAACCAACGCACGGTAGGGCGCCAGAATCCCCAGAACACGTTTGCCATCCAAGCGATGAAGTCCACCCCGAAGTTGTTTCAAATTCAGTATTGCTGAGCAGCTCTTCATCGTCGAGAGTCAAGGAAGCAGATTCGACTTGGGTTCCATAGTTTCCGGCCCAGAATTCTCCATCTTTTCCGCTAATCAAAATTCTTGCTGTAGTCACTTCGTTCCAGCCAGCACCAACACCCTCCGCCGTGACACTTATTGAATAATCGTTGAAAACTCCGCCGTCCGTGAGAGTCATGACGCCAGTGTCATGTGAATAAATGGAGCCCCCTCCCGAACCCAGGAGTTGTATGCCGACGGTAAGCGTGTCGGAGGAGTCTTTCCAGTCTTGTGTCTCTGCCGCAGATACGGTTGCCGTCAGGGTCGAACCCGTGGCAATGGTTGATGAAACATCAACGTCTTGGGAGATTGTTGCTTGTTGATAGGCAAAAACAAGTTTGTTGCCGTCGGCCGCATTAGCGGACTTACCAGAGCCAACAACACCAAAAAACGCAAAAGCCAGTGAGAGCGAGGCTATTACGGATGCGCATTTCCGCAGATTTGGAACTTTCATGACCGTTCCGAAAAAGCGATTTTTCCAGACTGCGGTATGTGCCTATGCAGTAAATAGGTTATTACTGCTGTCAATAGGAAAACTACTTGGCTAAATTGGCCATGCCGGACCATTGAACCTCCAAAAAATTCCTCCAATTCTAGCACTTTCTAGTAACAAAAATTTCTAATTAAAGTTGATGTAATATGTGTTGAATGGAGTACAACAAGTTTGAGACACTTCTGCCAATTTCTATTTATGACATTGAGCTGTGTTCTGCCGATGGGGCCAGGACTGACATTCTTTCGAGTAGGCGCGGAACAGTAACTCTTATATTCAATGTCGCTGCTGGGTGCGGGAATATTCCGCAACACTCAATCATCGAAGAACTAAATCAAAAATACAAAGAAGAAAAGGATTTCAGCATTCTTGCAGTTGTGGTTGATGACTTCACCTGTCACGGTTATCCAGAATTTCAAAATGGAATAAAAAGCTACATCGAAGAGAACAAAATAGAAAAATCGCCTGGTGAGGTTGCCGAACAGTACGCAAGAGAGCATTTCGGAGTGACGTACGAGTTTTCGGAACTAACTAATGGTCGCTATGACAAGCACCGTTACGACCCCACATTTGTTCCGGGCTTGGTCAAGGAGCAGGAACAGCACAAACTCTGGCATTATCTAACTGGGGCCCATGCGGCCGATTTAAATGAAAACGGCCTTCCTTTTCACGATGAAGAAGTCCCCTGGTCAAATCACAGGTTGTTGAACCCTGAAGGGAAAAAGTCTTTTCCGCCCCTACGCGGCAACTTTGAGAAATTCCTAGTCGATAGAACTGGGACGCGAGTGAAAAGGTACGCAAATGGATTCCTGCTCGGAGAAAGGGATTATCTCGGAAAAACCTTTCCCTGGGTGAACGAAAAATTTCAAGAAAACGGAAAACGAGACTGGAATCCAGTTCTGACACCAGAACAAGACCAGAAACCAACTCCCAGGAACCAGAAAGCTAGCTGGCCAACAGAGCTACAGCGAAGAGGAATGGATGTCTCTGTCGAGTCCATCTCCATCGATATTGACAACTATCTCTTCGGCTGATTCATCTACCTTCCATTGCTTCGGCAAGAAGTTCTTTCGCTTATCCTCCGGCACCCAAAGCGGGTGATTTTTGAAATCCGAATACTGATATTCAACGTACGACGGGATAATCTTTTTCCATTTGTCCCAGCAGTCGTACTTCATCTGTGCCACGGGTCTCGTGTCGGTGGACTCTTTATTCATTGCGATTTCCTCAATACGCGGGTCCCAGTGTATTCGCTCTTGACTGCGAAGAATTTCTTCAACATCTCTCCTGACAATAACAAAAGTTACGTCTGGAAAATCGGAAAGCACATCAAAAACTTTATGAAATAGTGCTGGGCCGTGAACAACCCATGATTCATGTTTCGATGCAACAAATTTGAACATTCCGTAAAAATGGGCATCAAATTCCATTTCGTCAATTAGCGGAATTCCAAAATGAATAGATAGACAATTTGCCACAAAGGTACTGCCACTTCTTTGTGGACCGGTAACAAATATCTTTGTCACTTGTTAATATTCCGACAGTGAATCGCGAAGTGCCAATGCCAATGGCCGACTACCGGCCAGTTAATCGTGTTGGAACGCCAGTTGGTCCCTGAAGGGTTTTTGGGAATTTCATCAAAAACGTCTCTCATGGACGTAAAACCAAGGGATAGAAGAAGAGACCAAACTCGGTCATGATGACAATTCCAGTGATGATGCGCGCCATCCCAGGATGAGCCTATTTCATTTGACTTTGCAGAAACATTCTGATGTTCCATTGTTGAAAGCACCATATGCCATGGTTCTTGTCCCTTTGCCCATCTCTGTATCGTCTTATATACATCCGGACCACAGACAAGAATTTCGGCGCCCGGCTTTGCAATGCGCTGCATTTCGGTCAGAAAAGATGGCACTTCTGGCCACGCGATGTGCTCAAGTACATGCCCCAGAAACACCGCGTCAAAGTGACTATCAGGAAACGGGTATGGTTTTCCTGGCTCAACCTTTACGTCCGGCTTTGTTTTTTCTCCGTCATCCCATACGTCGGTATTGACCCAACCCTTTGCGTAGTGCGTACCGCAACCGGCATTTAGTAGATTCATTTCATTCCAGTATTTCCGCCATCAATGGGAAAATACCAACCGTCTCCGTGTCTTTGTGCTTTTGGCATATCCGAGCGATGGTTAATACCTGAATAGTGGGCTATGAGCGATTTTCGAATAGAGCCTGGAACGTTTGGGTTTGAGCCCCTATGGAGAAGTCGGCCATGCCAAAAAAGAACATCGCCTCTTTCTGGCAAGTAGGTAATCACATTTGCCTTGTTGCTTTCAATTATGTATTCAAACAGCGGCGTCAGCAGTCGCTCGCTGTGCCTTGGCCAGCTGTAGTCGCGTTCATTCGGCGAAAGCGCAGCAAGAATTTTTTGTTGCGTCACAGTTCTCCACATGTGTGAACCTGGGATTATCTGAAACGGTCCAGAATCCGGATTGATTGTTTCTAAGGCAACCCAGATTGCTACATAATGGTCCCCGACATGTGCAGGATTTAAATATGTATCTTGATGCCAGTTTCTGGTTGTTGAAACCCATCCGGTGAGATTCAAGTGAACCGCGGCTGGCTCACCAATAAGTTCCTCCATTGTGTCGTTAATCTCTTTATGCATCAACAAGTCCATTAGTTCCGGATGTCGCCTGTACGGCGTGCAGTCGGGCCATCCACCTGGTCTAATCATTGATAATCTTCCATCAATTATTTCAGCGTTGTTTTCAATCCAGCACTTTTCGTAATTCTGCATTAGGTCTTCTGGAACCAAACCCTTTTTAATCACGAAACCATCTGCATTCCAGTCAGCCTTGCTTGGCTGTGGCTCCGGGTCGGTGAGCTGGATATAGAGCTCATCAAGTTGCTGATTCATAAATTCTCCAATATAAAACGATAAGTTGCATCCCAATCGAGACCACGCTCGGTCATCGTGAATTGCTTTATGTTGGCGAGATTTTTCTTTATTTCAGCAACTCGAGCCTTGTGATACATCAGCTCCTCCATGTGTGCCAACCATTCGTCGGCGCTATGTGCGACTCTGCCAACCCCAGCATCTGCCAAGAATTGATACTCGGGAGAGTATGAGGAAATGAAAGGAACACTTGCCGCCGCATACTCAAGGCCTTTGATGAAAGACTTGGCATGATTAAATTTTACATTGTTTAGCGGAACGATGCCTATGTCTATGGGCTCAAATAATTTCGGGTATTGCATTATCGGAACGAGCGGGAGAATTTTTGTTGATACTTGAGGAACCCCCAGAAGTTCGTTTGCAAGCGGAGCATTTGGAGTGTGACCAGAGTGATGAAAAAACAGATTGTTTTGTTGAATAAAGTCGCTAAACCAAGGCGCCAGCTGCTCGAGGTCGTTTGAACGCCATGGCGTCGCCCCCACCCAGCCAACACGTAGCTTTTTTTGTGGGCCCCAGCGCTTCGGCTTCCACCTACCCTCATCTATGCCGTTTCGAACAAGGAATACGTTTTTTCTTTTGGCTGCGTAATAGTCGAACAAGAAAGGAGTAGAAGTAATTACAGCATCTGCTTTTTGTATTATCTGAGAATAAATTTCTCTATTGTTGTCTGGATTATTTTCTGCTGAAGTGACCTCATATGCGCGATTAGATTTTTCCAAACCCTCAAACCAGTCATCCACGTCAACAACAATTTTTTGCCCAAGCTCTTTCGCCCTGTCCATACCCTCAAGAACTGTTCGTTGCATTAGTAATTTAAAAACGATAATGTCCCATCCGTGAACTATTTTCCCATCAGCAAGGATTAACCCAAAACCCTTTTCGTGGCTATATCCAGGAAATCCAATACCGGTTATCCAGTTGTGCTTCTGTAGCTGGTGCATCGGCAGCGTGCACCTATACCAAGCACAACCGTTTGGTTGCAATGGTTCCGTCCCCCACGCCCAATCTCCAGTAAGGTACGCAATTGTTGGCCGTCTCGCTTTTTTCAAATGTCATCCCCAGCAGCAAATCCGGAAGCTCTCTTAAAGTAACCGGTACGTTCTATGTCCTCTACAGCGTAGTTGCTGGGCCTTGAGTCGGGGACTCTATTCTTTAGTATCTGAAATGCCTGGGGGAATTTATCATCGATAATCGTCACGCCGTTTTTAATGAGCATTGCGACAAGAGCTTCATTTGGCGAATCGCCAACGCCAATATGTGAAGAGGCATCAGAATGCCAAAAATCAACACACACGCAATCTTCGTCTACTGCTTCTTCCGGAATTGACTCACAGCGAGGAATGCAGAACCACTCTCCGCCCTCATATACGCCACCATATCTTGATTGGCAAATCACAACTGGATATAAGTCAATAGGAATTTTGATATTTTCAATTTCCATGGCTAAATGCTAGTTGGAATGAGCGTCAATGGGATGCAAGTGAATCAATCTTTAAAATGGGGGCTGCGGTGATAATCTGGTTATGTTCGAAAGGAGAACACAATGAGCACAAAGTTCATCAAAGACACAGTTGAAAGAGCAGCAAGAACATTTCTCCAGGGTTACCTAGGTTCCTGGCTCGCAACTGGTGCGGATGCAGATGGGCTGTGGGCCTCCTCCAATCTAAAAGTTGGCTTGGTGGCAGTTGGACTCTCGGTGGCTATGTCGCTGGGTCTCAAGAAGGTTGGGCCAGACAAGGATTCCGCCTCAGCCGTCTAAGGCATACCTCCGGCGCGCGCCGCATAATCTACAATCTTAGTTAGACGATTGAGAGGACGCTCCGACGTGCTTGCTGGAAAATACAACATAGTTTGCCAACAGGGCTCTACATTTGACCTTGAGATGACCCTGCAATACCCAAACCCAGATTTTCCCAACAATTGTGCCGACCCCGACAACTGCCCAGAATATTTGAACTGGGACCTAACTGGCTATTCGGCGAGAATGCAAGTTAGAAAGTACGTTGAGTCAGCGACGACAATCGTTGAGCTACTAAGCACAAATCTGGATAGTAATCGGATAACGCTGGGTGGCGCAGACGGAACAATCACGCTCTTTATGAGAGCCGAAGACACAAGGGCAATAACTCAGTCCGGTTATTATGACCTAGAAATAGTTTCACCCTCAAACGAGGTGGACAGAATAGTGGAGGGCACATTCACCCTTTCACCTGAGGTTACGAGATGAGCAATGTTGTCAATGTCGTAACCGACCCTCAGTTACCTAATCAAATCATCATCACCACCGCGAGGGCTCCAGGAATCCAGCAGTTCCTGCATCAGGTCCAGGTATTTACTGTTCCTGGGACGCTGACCGTTGGGTCTGGCCGAGCAAAGTACTACATACCTGGCGCAATCACCCTGGGAAATGTACGCGCCTCTGTTGCAACTGCACCGACTGGTTCTGACATAATCATCGATGTGAACAAAAACGGTGAAACCGTATTCACAACGCAGAGCAGCAGGCCGAAAATTTTTGCCGGTCAGGTTTTGGTGGCTCACTCAACGCCAAACATTACCGAATTTGTTGAAGGTGACTATATAACTGTTGACGTCGATGCAGTCGGTTCATTGAACCCCGGAAGCGACCTTACTGTGCAAATAGAGTTCACTCCATAAGTGTTATTCTTGTAGCAAGCGGCACAAGCCGGTCCCTAGCAGATAAGGTATCAATAACATGACAATTTCCAATTTTCTAGAAAACGAGCTACTCGATACCTTGGACGGTGCGGGTTCTGCGTACTCGGCTTCTGCGACATATCTCAAGCTTCATCTTGGCGACCCAGGCGAAGACGGAACAGGCAACCCAGCAGCGGAGACAACTCGTAAAGCTGTGTCTTTCAATGCTGCAAGCGGCGGCTCAAAGCAGTCAACTGCAACGGTCGAATGGACTCTTGTCGCAGCAACGGAAGTGTATTCACACTGGTCACTGTGGGATGACGAAACTGCTGGCAACTGCCTCTGGTACGGTGCTCTTTCTGCGAACGCCTCAGTAACCGCTGGCGACACGTTCGAAATCACTTCCCTTACACTGACGCTCGAGTAAGCCAGAGGGGAGTAACCCCTCATGGATGAACAGGTGATAATTGGTTTTTCGGAACCATTCCGAAATACCTCTGCGTTCTATGTAGGCTTCAAAACAGTACTGGAGACGGCCTCCGGCTCGGGGACTGGTTCTTCATCCGTAATTCAGTTACGGACCATCCCCAGGACTGCCTCTGCTTCCGGAACATCTGGCCACGCCATTGTCTCGGTTCACGTATCTCCACGGTCGGCGACCGCAACAGGTGGAGCAACAGCCGGAGACGAAGCACTCGGACTTCACACATCACCACGTACGGCTAGCGCCTCTGGCTCTGGTTCCGAAATTTCATTTGGTCTTCATACTGCTCCGAGAACAGCAACTGGTTCAGGAGTTGGTGGTTCAACTGCGCTCGACGAAGTCATCACGTTCCTTAGGTCTGCATCGGCATCCGGAGGAGCGACAGCTAATGACGAAGCAGTTGGTCTTCACACCGCTCCAAGAACAGCAACTGGTTCAGGACTTGGGGGTTCGACAGCAGTTGGGCTTCTCAGTAACTTGCGCTCTGCTACGGCGACGGGCGGAGCAACTGCCAACGACGAAGCCATTGGTCTTCACATTGCTCCAAGAACAGCAACTGGAACTGGAATCAGTGGCTCTTCAAACGTAACCCTATACAGCAACCTCCGTTCAGGAACTGCATCTGGTGGAGCGACAGCAGGGGACCAGGCACTTGGCCTGCATACAGCACCAAGAAATGCGTCTGCTCAAGGAACTTCGGACCAGTCTTCGACAGAACTCAGAACAACATTTGTTTCTGCGTCTGCCGCCGGAATTGGAACTGCTGCTGGTGTCGGTCTCCATACATCTCCACGGACAGCACAAGCAAGTGGTCTTGGGGATTCTGCGGCTACGAGACTTATCACGTCTCCAAGAACCGCTGATGCTTCTGGTTCTGGAAGCTCTTCAACTTCGTCACTACATTCACACATCAGAACCGCTTCCGCTTCAGGGACGTCGTCCTCCAACAACTCGATACTGCACTCGAATCTCAGAACAGCTCAGGGTTCTGGCTCCGCTACAGCTGGAGACACTGCTCTCACGCTGCACACTCATCTCAGGTCATCTCAGGGTTCGGGCGTCGGAACCGCCACAACTACAGAACTCCTTTCGCATCAGAGGTCTGCCACCGGAGATGGAAGCAGTTCGGAGACGACAGACGAACTCAGCACAATGTTCAGAACTGCATCCGGTTCTGGTTTCTCCTCATCAAGCGCATCATTCCGATATGGCAAACTGCGAACAGCAACTGGCACTGGCGGCGCGACTGCTGGCGACGAAGCACTTGGTCTCCACACCGCGCCAAGGACAGCAAGCGGCTCAGGAATCAGTGGCTCAACTGGGCTCGATGAAATCATTACATTCCTACGCACCGGTTCTGCATCTGGAACATCTTCAGACACTTCAACTGGCGTTCATATTGCCCCAAGAACCGCAAGCGCATCAGGTTCTGGCACTGAAGAAACACAAGAATTCAAAATTTTGTACCGCTCTGCATCTGCAGCAGGAACATCATCGGAGTCAACCACAGAACTTCGAACGACGTTCAATACAGCATCTGCTTCTGGTGGTGCTACCGCAGGAGACAACGCAGACGGCCTACATACAGCGCCTCGCTCAGCAAGCGGAGACGGAGCATCAACAGAAAGCTCGACGCAGGAAAGAACAATTCATAGATTTGCTGACGGCTCAGGTTTCAGCAGCCAGATAGCACAGGTACTTCTTAGCAATATTCGTTCTGCGAGCGCTCAGGGCGGCGCGACAGCTAATGACCTCGCCGTTGGATTGCATACAGCTCCAAGAACAGCCGATGCAACTGGAACGTCCTCCGAATCATCCACTGAGCTACGCATAACATTCAGTCAAATCTTTGCAGTTGGCGGTGCTACGGCGAACGACGAGGCGCTCGGTCTCCACACCGCTCCAAGAACCGCCACCGGAACGGGAACATCAGGACAAACTGCTATATACGACATCGACCCAGTTGAGGGCATCACTGCCGGATACTGGGGCATTCAGGCCCTTGTTAATTGACATGAAGTAAACTAGGAGTATCTATGGCGGCATTTACTAGAAGACAATATTCGGGTGCAGCGCGCAACACGACGACAACAACCCTGCTAACAGCTATTGGGTTAACTGTTGACATTGCCGATAACACCGGTTGGCCCAGCATTGCTGGAGTTCCATTCTTCGTAGTACTTAGCCCTGGTTCAATTTACGAAGAAAAGTGTTTAGCAACAATATCTGGCACAACACTTACGCTGACTAGAGCCCAAGACGACACCACGGCATCAGAGCATCCGATTGGGTCGGTTGTTTATCCGGTTTTCACGGCGACAGATGCCGACGAAGCAAATGAGCTTGCTTCCAAGCTGACAACAGCCGGAGACTTGCTAACAACAGACGGAACAAATATAAATCGAATTGGAGTCGGCGCAGATGGGACTGTGCTTATCGCTGATTCTTCCGCCGAAAATGGTCTTACGTGGGGCAGCGCAAACGAAATAGATGCCGCGTACGTTGTTGTAAACGCAAACAATGCCGCCACTGGAAACTTTACTGCTGGGCTCGAGGTAGAGCGCGGCGCATCTCCAAATGTCCGTCTCAGATGGAATGAGCAAACCGATAAATGGCAGTTCACCAACGATGGAACGACTTACACGGATATTGGTTCAATCACTGTATCTGACACAGCTCCAGCTGGGGCAAACCTTGGAGACTTGTGGTATAGCTCAATAGAGCTCGAAGTATTTATTTATTACTCTTCAAACTGGTTACAGGTCACAGATTCAAGTGCTGGGGTTCAGGAGTTGTATGAACTCATTGATGTGCTTATTGACGACCCCGTTTCCGACGAGACAATTGTCTATAACGGAACAGAGTGGGAAAATGCTATTCCTCCGCGTGCGCTCAGACTAAATACGCCAAGAACAATTTCATTAATAGGGTTTGTGTCCGGTTCGGTTTCTTTTGATGGTTCGCAAAATGCGGAAATAACAACAAGTATTCCGCCGAGTTCAATAGGACTTGGCGTAGACACGTACGGAAATTATGTATCAGACGTGATTGGGGGAACAGGAGTAACTGTTACTCACACTGCTGGCGAATCATCTTCCGCATCTATAGCAATAGGACAAGATGTATCAACCTCTGCTTCTGTTACATTCCAAAACCTACAAGTAACTGAACAAATTTTTGTATCAGAGGGAATAGATGATGCTGGCATTGCATTTGGTGAAGTTGGCCTACTCAGATACTACGAGGGGATGGGCGGAGAAAGAAGAATCCATCTTCAGGGGCTTACGGCTGGAGTTAATGACGAGATTGTTCTAGATGCCCCAAACGTAAACGTAAGTAACGATTTTTCAGTAGTCGGAGATTCGAATTTTACTGGCGACGTAACGGTTAAGGGCGATTTGACCGTTGATGGATTAACAACAACCATAAATACACAAACACTCGAGGTTGCCGACAACATAGTTGTTCTTAACTCAAACGTTTCTGCGTCTCCAACGATTGACGCAGGAATAGAGATAAATAGAGGAACTGAGAATAACGTATCCCTCAGGTGGAACGAAACCACAGATTCGTGGGAAATAACAGAAGATGGGTCTACCTATAAGAATATTGCTGTTGGGCAAGATGTTGAAACATCTTCATCCGTAACCTTTGTTCACGTCTCATCTGAGCTTTCCGGAAACGTTACAGGGAATGTAACTGGTGACCTTTTTGGAAACGCTGATACAGCAACTTCGCTCGAGACCGCAAGGATAATTGAACTCAGCGGTGACGTTTCCGGCTCAGCGTCGTTTGACGGAACGTCTAATATTGATATTTTTACAACCGTAAATACGTCTAGCGTCGCAATAACTGAACTATTTGGCGTTGATATTATTTCACCAGAAGAGTTCCAAACGTTGGAGTATGACGGACAGAACTGGGTCAATAGGTACGCTTCGGTCGTAACATATGTGCGAAATGTTGAGGCGACGCCAATCACCACTGGAACTTGCGTGTATCTGTTTGGCGCCACTGGTGACCACGCGACAGTAAAACGCGCAGACAATGGCTCCGATGCAACGTCGTCCAAAACAGTTGGCATGGCTGGGGCAGACATACTCGCCAACGAAAACGGGCCAGTAATAACGCGCGGTTATGTAGACGGCATTAACCTGAGCGTCGGATACACCGCAGGAGATGTTCTTTGGCTTGGAGAAGACGGTGCGTTTACGAATATAAAGCCGACAACGCCAGACCACTTAGTTTTTATCGGCGTCGTAGTACGAGCAACAAATAACGGAATTATTTATGTAGCTGCTCAAAACGGATACGAAATTGACGAATTACATGATGTCGCAATTGTGGATAAGACATCAGGAGATTTCCTTAAGTACAACGGAACTCTCTGGGTTAACGACCAAATCAATCTTGGCACAGACACTGTAGGAAACTACATGCTGGACATAACTTCAGGGGTTGGCGTAACAATTATCCATACACAAGGTGAGGGCTCTTCTGCATCCATAGAAATAGGGCAGGATGTAAGTCCAACGGCGTCGGTTACGTTTACTGAAGTTCATGTTTTAAGCGACATGGAAGTGGACGGAACGCTAACCGCCGGTGGAAACACCTGGCAGAGCGACCAAGTAATATTGGCTCAACAGATATTCGGATAGGAGTAATATGGCAACGTTTTCCAAACAAGTGTTTTCTGGTTCGACGAATGGACGCATGATTAAGGTTGGTGCAACAGCAACACCCGGAACACTCATCCATACATCTCATGTGACTGGCCTAGACGAGATTTGGCTGTACGCAGTCAACTCGGATTCAACGGACAGAAAATTGACAATTGAATTTGGTGGAACTTCGGCTCCAGACGACCTAATTGAATTTACCGTTAAGGCAGAAAATGGGCTTTATCTCATTGTTCCGGGAATGATATTGACGGGCAGCACAGAGGTGCGCGCGTTTGCTGCAACGACGAACGTAATCAGTATCGGCGGATACGTAAATAGAATTCTCTAGTTATGTCTAGAACCCACAGGACATTGAGCGGCAGCACATCGGTTTCTTCAACGATGAGTCCGCGATTTGCGCGCACTGGAACTGGACAAATACATACGAGATGGGTTGGTGGCAAAAGTCTAACTATTGAATTTTTGGTTATTGGTGGCGGCGGCTCAAGGGCTGGCGGCGGAGGCGGATTTGTTCAGGGGAGCATGACTGTTGCGAATTCTGCTCTCATAACAGTTGGAGCTGGCGGCACAAGTGGTGGAGTTGGAAATAATTCATCTCTCGATTTTGTGGTCGGATACGGCGGTGGTGGTGGGGTCAGCACCAGTGGTGGGTCAGGAGCCGGTTCAAGTGGAATCGCCACACAAATAAGTTTTCCTGGTGCTACTGGATATGGCTTTAATGGTGGAGCATTCTCGAGTGGCGAAAACTACAACGTTGGCCACAGCGGATACGGAGGGGGAGGTGGTGCTGGCGGGGTTGGCCCAAATGGCGTCACGCATCAAGGCGCAAATGGCGGGAGTGGAAGAAATTCCACAATCACCGGCTCGACCGTCACATACGCCGGAGGCGGAGCTGGTAACTCCCACTGCAACGGTTGCGGAACGGGAACATGTATAGGCGGGTCGGGCGGGGGAGGGAATGGCTCAAGGTATAGCTTCGGAAACCAGCAGTGCTCTAGCGACGGGGGCATAAATCTTGGCGGTGGCTCGGGCGCCCGATGCGGCGGCGGCTATTCGTGCGGAACCGAAAACGGTGGTTCTGGAATCGTAATTGTTGCATACCCGTCTTCCAATGGTCCGCTATCGAGCATCGCTCCAGGTCTTCTTTATACCCTTAGTACTACCAGCCGAAGTGGATACCACGTGTACAGATTTACTTCCGGAACAGGGGAGATTACCCTCTAATGGCCCACTATGCATTTCTAGATAACAATAATCGCGTCATTGAGGTAATACCTGGGCGCGACGAAGATGAAATTGTCGACGGAATTTCTAACTGGGAGGAGTATTACGGAAATTTGCGGGGTTTGCGCTGCAAGAGAACTTCATACAACTCATATGGCGGTCTTAATTCAAGAACCCTCGAAGATGGATTCAGAAAAAATTTTGCCGGCATTGGCTTTACATTTAGCGAAGCCGACAATGCATTCATCCCGCCTCAGCCGTATCCCTCATGGACCCTTGACCGGGAAGCATTTTTATGGGTGGCTCCAGTAGAGATGCCGAACGACGGAAATCATTATGAATGGGATGAACAAACACTTTCCTGGATTGCCGACTAAATGTCAGTAAGATAAAAAAATGGATAAAAAAACTTGGAATTATGACGACGAGCTCATACAGCTAATTTCAGAAAAATACCACCGCAGCGGAATATCTGGAGCGCAAGCAATGGTTGACGCCTGGACTGACATCAGGGATGGGAAGCTACTTGATATCTGTGTTGAACTAAACATACCAGAACCGCTTGGGTACATTCATGGCTTGAACACATTCTCTAAAAGGCTGATGGAAAACGAAAGACTTGAAACTATCGCTGATTAGAATGTGGGATAATTGCCAATATGGCAATAGTCTTCCCCCAATCTCCGTCAATAGATGACGAATTTGTTGTTGCCGGCAAATCGTGGTCCTGGAATGGTTCGTTTTGGAAGAGGACCAAATATGCGATACTTGACGCTGGTTTCTCTTTTACGGAAATTGAAGATGACCTGTCTACCGCTGACGGAGGAAATGCTTAATGGCTTATAAGAAGATACTTTTTCGTCGCGATACGGCAGCCAACTGGACATCGCAAGACCCAGTCCTTTCTGCTGGTGAAATTGGCCTAGAGACAGACACAAATAAAATCAAGCTTGGCGACGGGTCAACCAACTGGGTTTCTCTAAATTATTTCTACGGCTCGCTCGAATCGGCGAGCTACGTCCAGTCTCTTATTGCTGGAACTGGTTTGACTATTACTGGAAACTCCGGCTCTGGAACAACTCCGACAATATCAATTGGACAGAGTGTTGCAACATCAGCATCACCAACTTTCGCGCAAGTTACCATTGACAATCTTCCACAAGATGACAAACATGTAGCGACAAAGGCATACGTTGATGGAATTGCCTCATCAATCAATTGGCATGAATTTGTAAACTACGCAACGGCAGCAGAGCTTCCGGGTTCGCCGACATATGACAATAGTGGCGATGGTGTTGGGGCAACACTAACCGCATCTACTGATGGACGACTAGTTGTTGACGGAACAAACGCCTCTACTGGAAATAGAATTCTTGTAAAAAACCAGGCAAATGCCGTTCATAATGGAATTTATGACGTAACCGACCAGGGTGGAGTCTCTTCCCCATACATCCTCACAAGAGCTGAAGATTTTGACGGAAGCACATTCTATGGCACGCCAAACGCGGGCGATGCGGTATATGTCGGTGGCGGCTCAACCAATGCCAACCAAGGTTTTTTGGTGTACACAACGGGGACTGGCACCGATGGTGCCCACCTAATCGGTGTTGATTCAATATCGTTTACACAGTTTTCTGGAACAGCAGCGATAGGCGCTGGTACTGGAGTAACAAAAATAGGAAACATACTTTCAATTGGCCAAAATGTATCTCCAAGCTCAAGTGTTACTTTTGCTGGAATAACCGGTTATTTGGATGGAATTGCGGCAGAGGCTGAAGTTCTCAGAACACCAAGATTTATTGGTGGTCAGTTATTTGATGGTTCCGCTGACATAAGTCTTGGCACTTCGGATATAACCGGGTTACAGGCAAGCTCTTCGGACTTAAACAAGTTGTTCGAACTTGGGACAACGGCAGTACAGCTCGGCTATCTTGATAGCGCAAGTGCAAATATCCAGTCACAGCTAAACGAAAAGGCCGACCTTCTTAACCCAACGTTTTATCAGAACATAACAGCAAATAATAATATTTATGCTTCTGAGTTCCATGGAAACGTCATTGGATATGTGACCAACATCGACAATCACGAGCTCAATGAGCTTCTGGATGTCAATGCAGTTGACCCATCCACTGGTGATGTTCTCACTTGGGACGCTTCTGCTTCTGTCTGGATGGCGCAGACCCCAGCGATAACCTCGTTCAATATTGAAGAACTGGCAAATGTTTCCGCATCTGCGACATCCGGTCAGTACCTCAAATACAACGGAAGCGAATGGGCAGGCGACTTTGTCGAACTGGGTTCTGAAACTTCTGGAAACTATGTATCTTCAATTATTGCCGGAACCGGCGTTTCGCTCACCAACGGTGTCGCTCAGGAAAACGGAACACCAACAATCAATATTGGTCAAGCTGTCGGAACTGGAGATACCCCGACATTTGCCGGATTGTCAATTGGAAACACAAACCTGACGGTCAATGGAAACCTCACATACAATGCGGGCACAAACCTTGTTACTGTAAATACGCTGACAAATCACAACCTGTATGTTGGCGCGAGAATCACTGTTTCAGGAGCCAACCAGGAAGGCTATAACGGAGATTTTGTTGTAGCTCAAGTAACTGGGGCACAGCAGTTTAAGTACGAGCCAGTTCTCACCCCATCATCATCTATTTCTTCTGGAAGCCCTGAAGTCAAGTTTGGCGGAGGAATTGTTTTTGAAGGCTCAAACCCAGATGAATACGAAACATACGTAACGTTTGCAAATCCAACAGCCGACAGATTAATCACATTCCCCGACGCCTCAACACAGCTTGTTGGTCGAGACACGACCGACACTTTGACCAATAAGACACTGACCAGTCCAGTAATTACTGGGGTATCTCCTATCTTGACACTCTCTGGGGATGTTTCTGGTTCGGTGACATTTACAAATCTTGGTAATGCGACAATGACGACTGCAATTCAGCCGAACTCTGTCGTCATGGGAACCGACACAACTGGAAATTATGTAGCAAACCTTGTTGCCGGAACCGGCATAAGCATTACCGATAACGCTGGAGAATCAGCAACCCCGACAATCGCGATAGGACAGGATGTTGGGACAAGCGCATGTGTTCAGTTTGAAACACTTGTTGTAACTAACTTGTTCGCCACCAACCAGCAGTCTACAAATCAAGCAGAGTTGAGCGTATCTGACAGCAAGATTGTCCTTAATGCCGGAACGGAAGGCGCGCCAACTGTTGACGGCTCGATAATCATAGATAGAGGCTCAAGCGCAAGCGTTGAGCTCCGATGGAACGAAGTTCTGGATAGGTGGGAAGCGACCGCAGATGGCAGCAGCTACCACGTAATTGCCGCTGGAGCCTCGATGACCCTTGGAACCACTCCGCCGCCCGACCCGGACGCCGGAGACTTCTGGTTTGAGACTGATTCAGCCATCACGTTTGTGTATTATGATGGATACTGGATTGAAATTGGTGCATCGGGAATCGGTGCGGTTATCAGCTCGACAGAGCCAGAAAACCCAGCAAACGGTCAATTCTGGTTCAAGAACACGACCAATGAAGTATTCGTCTACTACGAAGGTGCATGGGTTCTCGTGTCGCGTTCCACTAGCACCGATGACGTCGCCGTAGCGTCTATTATGGGAGCGTTCTAAATGACTGGAGTGTCAAATGGCTAATACAGCTAAAGTTTTGTTTAGGGGTGCGGCGACTGTATACACAACGCCTGCAACAACTCTTTACACCGTTCCATCGCTCACCAAGACGATAGTCACGAGCGTCGTCGTTGCCAATAACGCTGTTGCCGGAGGCACATACACACTAAATCTGGATGGCGTACCATTGGTCCCAAGCCTTGAGATTCCTGGAAACTCTGTCATCTCCCTTGACCTAAAACAGGTTCTTGATGCTGGCGACACGATTACTGGAAATGCAAACTCAACTGATATTAAATTTCACATCAGCGGGATGGAGATAGCGTAATGGCACTCAATCAAATACCTCCTGGCCTAACGCCGATTACGCCTGAAGAAGTACTTTTTGACCCAGTTCAAAAGCTTCGCGTATCTCAGCCACAGTCGCTGATTGACACCGACTTCGAATACGGAACGCAGATTTCCAAGTGGGAAAATCTAACAACGGTTGGTGCTCGTCCATTCATTTATGACTCTGCGACGCCAATTGAAACAATTACCGCAATAACGATGAACACATCGTCGCGCACTGTTACCGTTTCGCTGACAAACACCACTGGACTTGCTGTCGGCACCCCAATTACAGTTCGCGATACTCAATTGTCGATTGCAAATGGCGCCTACCTAATCGAATCGATTACCACAAATACGTCATTCACGTATACCGGAAAAGCTGTAAATACTGGGTCCCTGACATCTATTTTTGATGAAAACAAGACGGCGGTATTTACTGGAGTAATTTTTACAAATGCAAAAATTGGCGAAGCACCAACCGTTTCATATTCAGGGAACGCAGTAACCGTAACAACAACCGTTCCACACGGTCTCTCAATCGGCAACGAAGTCGCGATAACTGGTATTACAACGTCTGGTGCAAACCCACCAAACGGAGCAAACTTTGTTTCAAGAATAATTAGCTCAACTCAATTTGTAATCCATGCTCCAACGGCCCCAACTGGGACCCTTAATGCATCAGCGGCATCGGTTTATGTTGAGCCATCTGGCAACTTCCTCCACAGACCGTTCGACGGAGGTGTTATCTTTTCGAACAACGGAACATCGAACTATGAAATGGCAGTTCGCCAAACTAGAAGATATTTCCGCTACCAGTCTGGTAAGGGAATCCAGATGTCGTCCGGAACCTTGCTTAAGCCAGACCTCCAATTGGACCAACTTACATACAGCGCTTCAACCAATCTTGTTACGGTCCAGACGAAAGAAAAGCATAACCTCTATCCCGGCTCAACGATTACCATTTTTGGAGCCAATGAGTCGCTATTCAATCTGACAACAACCGTATACACAATTACTGGATACAACACATTCACGTACCAGCCAACAGAGTCTTCTGGCGTGAATATTCTGGCATCCGGTCCGTATTACATCACAGTTTCTGGATGGTATGGAAACGTAAACAGAATCGGATTGTTCGATGACCAGAATGGCCTATTTTTTGAGTTCGATGGCCAAACGCTTTGGGCAGTAAAGCGTTCTTCGACTTTCCAAATTTCTGGCAAATCAACTTTTACAAATGGCTCCTGCACCGTGACCCAAACGAGTGCCGCGTTTCCAACGAGATACGCAGGCCAGCTTCAAATAGGCGATTACATCGTTGCTCGCGGCATGTCGTATCGAATCACCGACATTGCTAGCGACACTGAGCTTACAATCAGCCCTGCTTATCGCGGAGCGACGTCAACAATGGTATCTGTATCCCAAACAGTTGATACCAAATACCCTCAGTCGGAGTGGAATTTGGACAAGATGGACGGAACCGGCTCATCCGGGTACAACGTCGACCTTGCCAGAATGCAAATGTTCTATATCGACTACTCGTGGTACGGTGCTGGTTTTATCCGGTGGGGAATGCGTGCAAAAGACGGAAAAGTAACTTATGCACACAAGGTAATTAACAACAACACAAATGCTGAAGCATATATGCGTTCTGGAAACCTTCCTGCTCGCTATGAATGCTTCAGTCTTCCGCCGAGAACCGAACTCTCGGGAACGCTTTCTGCTATTGAAACAGGAACAATGAATGTGAAGTCAACATCAGGCTTCCCAAGTACTGGAACATTGTGTGTATATAGAACTTCGACTGGATATGAGTACATCAATTACACCGGGAAGACGGCAACAACATTCACTGGCCTCACTAGGCAGCAAACAGGAAATCCATCATTGGCGCTAACTATTGCCGCTGGGGCAAACGACGGTACTGTTGCCTCGAATGCTGGCCTGCAGGTTGGCCAGAGAATTACCGGCACGGATGTTCCGGATGGAACGTTTATTCAGCAGATTGAGGGGAACAACATTAAGCTGAGCGCGGCAGTAACGGGAGCGAATCCAACAGTAAGCGCAATCCCAATGGGAACCGATGCTGCCCTTGCATTTACGTACTCTGCGACAAATCACACCGGTGTAGAGCTGGCCTTCCCAACATATGCTCCATCAATTTCCCACTGGGGAACGTCAGCAATTATGGACGGCGAGTTTGATGACGACAAGTCGCTGGTGTTTACTTATGGCCAGACGACCGGCGTTACAATTCCGTCTGGAGCAACTAGAACACTAATCGGTATTCGGGTTTCCCCTTCGGCAGACAACGGAACTTCTGCCTTCTTCGGAGAGAGAGAGCTAATTAATAGAATGCAGCTAGTTCTTCGAAACCTGGACGTTACGACGACGTCAAATACCAACAACGTTCTGATTACCGCCATCCTTAACGGAGTTCCATCAGCCTCTCGGACATGGGCAAAACCAACAACGGTTACGTCGAGTCTCGCCCAAATCGCTGATTACGCTGGAACAAGCACCACGGTAGATGGTGGTGAAGTAACTGGAGGATTCTTCGTCGGTGGCACTGGCGGTGTGCAGATTCCGCTAAACACCGTTCGAGACCTGGGCAACTCAGTCCTTGGCGGCGGAACAACGTTGACTACTACCGGAATCTATCCAGACGGACCGGACACGCTGCATATTGTTGCGAGAAATATCGGCTCCAACACGGCAACCGTGTTCGCCCGTCTATCTTGGACCGAAGCACAGGCGTAATCGTGCCGGCTATAGATTTTCCAGCAAACGCCCAATCTGGCGACCTGCATGTAAGTGCAGGGAAAACGTGGACCTACAACGGTTCTGGTTGGGTTCTTGTAACCATACCTTCGGCAATGTTCACTGCCGGAGCAGTTGCCGGCTCATCGCTTACTGAAGACACTGTCCCACTGAACAGACTGCTCAATAGCGACGCAGGCAAAATTGTTATGTACAACGCTTCTGGTGTTGCAACAGCAACAGCAACATCCGGAGACATTGTAATGACGTCATCCGGTGTTATGTCTATCGATGACGATGTTATTAGCGATACACACATTGCCAACGGAGCAGAAATAAATCCAGAAAAAATCGCTGGCACGGCCGTAGTTTTGACAGACCAGGCAGTAATTACCTCATACATGATTGAGGACGGCACCATCACTGACGGAGATATTAACGCCGATGCAGCAATTGGCAGAAACAAGCTTGCGAATCCACTAACAAATGCTCAGGCAGCAAATTACATTTTGGTTCTTGCCGATAGAAACAAGATTGTTGAAATGAACGTGGAAACAGCCAACACTCTGACCGTGCCGCCAAATTCAACAGTCTCATTCGCGGTCGGAACACATATAACCATCATTCAAACTGGTGCAGGACAAACAACCCTTACAGAGGGTGCTGGAGTAACGATAAACGCAACACCGGGAAAGAAGATGCGTGCCCAATGGTCCGGCGCCACTCTTATCAAAAGAGCAACCGACACATGGGTTCTCATCGGAGACCTTTCGGCATAAATCATGGAATCACTAAAAGACAGTGGTGGGAAAAAGCCAACACCGGTAACCAACGCAACTGCAGCGAACGACGGTACCGGAACAGCGGCAATTATTACCTTTACGCCATCCGAATACATCGGCAAAGATACGATTACTTATAACGTAACGTCAAGTCCGGGGAACATAACCGTGTCTGGCGCTTCTTCGCCAATAACTGTTACAGGACTAACGGCTACGCAGTCATACACGTTCACAGTTGTTGCTACAACGAATTACGGCGTATCTTCGGACTCCGTAACCACAAACTCGGTTGCGATTGGTATTGCACCAGGAAAGCCGACCATTGGTACGGCAACCGCAGGGAATGCCCAGGCAACAGTGGCGTATACAGCGGGAACACCAGGAACCGGAACAACAACATTTACAGCAACGTCAACGCCAGGCAACTTTACTGGAACAGGTTCTTCTCCAATAACAGTAACTGGACTAGCAAACGGAACCGCCTATACATTCACTGTTACCGCATCGAATAGCTACGGTTCTTCGACATCAAACCCATCGAACTCCGTAACACCAGTAGCCCCACCGTATTTCCCGCCATATTTTCCCCCATTTTTTCCTCCATTCTTCCCACCGTTCTTCCCCCCCTTCTTCCCTCCCTTCTTTCCTCCCTTCTTTCCTCCCTTCTTCCCTCCGTTCTTCCCTCCATCATTCGGTCCTGGATTTAAGTGAGGGCAACATTGAGTAACATTTGTGTTAACCAATTTGCACATTGTGGTGGTCTTTCAATTCCAAAAATAAACACGATTAAGGAAGATAATATGCAACACTTATACGCACAAGATAAAGAAACAATCGATATGTTTGAAAGTTACGCTATTAATTTGTTGGTTTCTTCCCACCAGTTAACCCAAGAAGACTTATCACAAGATATAAAAAAAAGCCCTAGATACATGATGGTGCAGCAAATCGCAAACAACTCATTTATCTTATCAAAACAGTCCACATATCAACAAATAAAATCAGCATTACCTGACATTGGGGAAGTTCTTTTTTAATTAGTGCACATGTTTTTTATTCGTAAATACATCACCACGATTAGCAGGGTATCGAATGGCTTTTCATCAAGAATTTATTGGACTTGAATCACTCCCATTTGCGGACCCATCAAATATAGTAATAATAGAGAATTTCGTATCTAGAGAGCATTTGGCAGAGGTGCTCGATTATTGTCTATCAATAACAGAATGGCAATCGCAAAGTGAACTTGGTTCTGACAGTATCCACACGCCAGAGATGATTGAGCAAAACTCTAAAAAAATTTTTTCGATTATGCAAGAATACGTAGATGAGGTTCAGAGAAGGGTTGAATTTAAATTTGGAAGATTTCTCGAAAGAACAAAACCAGGTATAAGAAAGTGGAATCCAGGAGAAAGTCAAGACGTACACGCCGACGGGGAAACTGCCGCCGGTTGGCCCGCGTATAACTACATAGTTGACTATGGTTCAATTATTTATCTAAACGATGAATACGAGGGTGGAGAATTGTTTTTCCCAAAATACAATATTCACATAAAACCCAATCCAGGGACATTGGTGTTCTTTCCATCAACAAATATGTATGCGCATGGGGTTACGGAAGTAAAGGAAGGATTTAGGTATACGTCTCCTCATTTTTGGATTCCAGTAAAAAGTAAAATTCTCATGGAAATGGCAGTCATGGACGGCCGAGAGTAAACCGCAAATTTGAAACGTCTTTACCATCTACACATACCTCGAACATCAGGACTTGGAATTTGTCATTCGCTGTGGAAGACATTTGCCAACAATGGACTTCCGTCAGATGTATTTTCGCCAGATGTTTCAACGTTGATGTACGACCATAACGCGATGCTTGACTACCCTTTTATATCAGGTCATTTTGCAAGAAATCCAATAATTGAAAGCAATGGCGACTTGAATGTGTTCTCTTTGGTCAGGGAGCCAGTCGAACATTATCTGAGTATTGCTGCATATGTTTCTATAAGCGCTGGTAAAAAAATGTCCAATGACTACATGGACGAATTTCTTTATGGGAATATAACCCCATTTGGAGTAAATGAACTATTTTCCAACTCAGGAAACATACAGTCGAAGATGCTTTTCTGCAGAATCACCTTCGTGGATAAGTCTCTTGTGGCGCTGAGTAATGAAGATGTACAGAACGAAAAAAATATTGTCTTCATAGAAGCAGACATGCCGAGTGAAGAAAAAATAAAAGAATCAATTGACTCGATGAATCTATTCGCTATGAAAGATAGGCGTATAGCGATTGAGTGGCTACGAGGTGTGGTGTTGAAATCACACGGTTTTACGCTGGACAGCACTGTCTACAGTAGGGTTAATGGCTCGGAAAAAAATGGTTTCACACCAGATATCTCCCACGTAAGAGAAATAAAAAAACGCTCAGAAGTAGACGATTACCTGTATAGGCTTGTTTTGGAAGAATAATTTGATATTGTTGCCGCATGCAAGAAGATGCAAATTCCCCGTGGAGAATAAAACCCGGTCATTTTGGGGATGGGTTAGAAAATATCCACATATTTGAAAACTTCATTGATAATGACGACCTAAAAGTCATTCAAGATTTTTGCCCGACAATAAACGAGTGGAATAACTCAAAAGAGAGCGTTTACGCCGAAGATGGAACATGCCTTTATAACGCTGATTACTGGAATGATAGGCAATGCAGCAGTGATATTCTACAAAGACTCTCCATGCCGGTTTTTAAAATAATTGATAAATACATCACAAAGATGCAGTTAGAACTTGAGAGAATTTACGACCTACGGCTATCTCCTCGCCCACCAGTAATCATGAAGTGGAGGCCGGGAATCGAACAGCGACCCCATGCCGACAAGCAACTAAACAATGGTGAACCCAATGCGTTTGTTGATTATGATTTGAATTCCCTGTTTTACTACAATGAAGATTTTGAAGGTGGAGAACTTTATTACCCGCAACACGACTTGACCATAAAACCGAAACCCGGATTGGCTATTGCTCACCCAGGAGACGTTAATTATTTACATGGAGTCACCTTGGTTACCAAGGGGTATAGGTACACAACACCATCGTTTTACACTGTGCTGTAAGCAATGATTTTAATTCAAAAGAATTTTATAAAACCGAAAGAATCTGACCTACTCCTTGATTCGATTAAGGAGATAGGTTCGCCGCCCAACCTTGCAGAAGATGACCACTCAACCGGCTATTACAGCAAATCCGCCTTACTAGAGTCCGACGTCTTCGCATACGGAATATTTAATGAGATATGCGAGCGAGTTTTGGGTTTAGCAGAAAAAGTATTTGATTTAAGCCTAGAACTAGACCAAGCCACCCTCATTAAGGTTATTCCTGGAAACACAACCGAAGAACACGCAGATAGTCAGAATCTTGACGGAACCCCAAAAACGGGCTGTAGTAATTTTCTTATCTCGGCAGTTGCGTACCTAAATGATGATTTCACTGGTGGGGACCTAGTTTTCCCGACAATGAAACATAGATACAAACCAGTCCCAGGGGATTGTGTAATATTTCCAAGTCATTTACAATATAGCCACTATGTGGATAGCGTCTTTAGCGGGGAACGAATAAGTTTGGCAATGTGGTTCTCCGGAGTATACTGAGGCAATGAGAAACATTGATGTCGAGTACATAGGTGACCCCAAAGCTGGGTTTTTGGTTTATAGAAACATACTTACCGAAGACCTTAGAATTCCAGAACGCCTAGAAGCAACAATAGGAGACAGCACCACTCCTCCCTATTCGTGGATGCAGGCCCTTGTCGGTGATGGTCAAGTAATGAAGGATTACAGGGATTGCGTTGACTGCAAGATGAGCCCGGCACATCTTCAAAACTGTCCAGAGCAATACTCAGAACTCATCAACATATACAACGACACTGTCGTTGGATTGACAGCATGCCTTCAGGACTATGAATCCAGATACAACATTCGTATGGATTTTATGGAAGCAATAAATTATGTTCGCTACACCCAGGGCCAGCATTTTAATGTTCACGCCGACCATGGATTCTCGTATGTCTGCACTGTCTCGTCTATTATGTATCTGAATGACGACTACGAAGGCGGAGAGTTGTGGTTCCCCTATTTGGATATAACTTTCAAGCCTCGATATGGCGACATCGTGCTATTTCCATCTACTTTCATTTACGCTCACGCAGCGAAGCCCGTCACCAAGGGGACAAAGTATTCGGCTGTAACCATGTTTGATTACAACGATAGGTTTCATGGTCGGTGGCAGGGCTATGGGAAAGACGTGAACGGCAATTCCCTCGAGTATGGTCCAGGGATTGTCGGCATCAGCACAAATCAAGCAAATCGTTTTACCTTCACGCAATGACGAAAATAACTCTTAAAAAAACTCACCAGAACCCACCGCTGATTCAACAGTCTCGCATAAAGAGGGATTGGATGGACGCGACGTACAACAAACACGCTTACCAGTGCCTACCGATGACGGTGGCAAACGTTTACGGATGGGAGCTTCAAATGGAAGAAGAACTCGTCGTTCAGTGGGATGGGGGAAATACCCCTCCGGCGATTCTCTCCGGGGAGATAACCGCGTCCGGCAGGGTGCAGGCGGTGTCTTCAATCATCGGCATGATTTCCATCAATATGGGATGGGTGATAAATACAGAGGAAGGATTTAACACCTGGATTTCTGGTCCGCCCAACTATTTCATGGATGGCGCCGTTCCCCTAACAGCTACACTACCAAGTTATTGGTGGCCAGACGAATCCCAGATGAACTGGAAAATTACAAAAATTGGAGAGCCAGTTGTTTTTGAGGCAGGCTCACCTTTTTGTTTCTTTAATATCTATGACAACACGGTTTTGGAGGGCTCTGAAATCTCGGTTCAGAATCTCTGGGACGACAAGGACCTTGTCCGGTCCCGAATGAAATACGGTGACGCAAAAGCAAGAAATAACGCGGAAAATCCATGGACTTGGACCAAGGGAATTAAAACAGGTGTTGACGCAGACGGCAAACAGATAGGGCCCACCTTTGCCGGACTGCCCAAACTGGCCAATCCCTAGTATAGAATTAGGGTACAATTGGGGTGTCCGGACGACTACAGGCACAATGGAGACAGTATGAAATTTGAATCCTCATTTACAACCCAGGAGAAGAAGCTCGTCTACCAGCGCACCCTCAAGGACCTGGAGAGACAGCTCATGGAGAGACTCATTCAGGAGGGTTTTGACCCTGACACGTTTGATGACAAGAACTTCGTACCGGGCTCGGACCACCACGGGATGATTCATGGCCACAAGTTGATTGTTGACTTCCTTGCAAAAATCAGCAACATCAAGTCAAAGATTGCAGAGTAATCTCAAAACATGGCACTGACATCCGAACAATTAGCGAAGGCAAAAGCTGAAGCGATTCAGATACTTGAGTACTCAATCTATACGCTTGCATTCACTTTGGGCGTGGAGGACGATGACCTTGATGCGGACATGGAGAACCCAGTCAACCTATCCGTTAATGAAAATAGCGCATTGCTTGCACAGTACGATGCTTTCGAATGTCTAAAAATGCAATTGGCGGCGCTAGCAAGACTACAGGGATAAATTCGCCATGAAGATAAATCCCAGAATTCCAAGAAAAATTTCAATAGTCGAAGAAGCTATTAACTCAGGGAGATACGAAATCTGTCCTGATATTGACCCAGATTTCCCCAACATACAAGAGCCGCAACATAATCCCAATAGGGATTCTCAAGTTGCTAGATGGAACCCTGAATTGTTCTCATACGAGCTCCCTGATGGTGCGACATTTTTTTGTGACCTTCTGCAATCAAACGACCCACAAAAAAAATGGGAAGAAACGGAGCCGGGCGATTTTATGCGTGACGAGTTGGTGGAAGAGATTGCAAGGGAGCTTTCGAATGAGGCATAGGCTTGCTGGCGAAGGAGATTTGTACGATGCGGAAGAAGAAATCAATTACAACGAAAAACAGCTCGCAATATTCGCCAATATTCTTGATTTGGACCCACTAGACATAGATTCTATGGATATAGAGGTCGTCGTAGTTAGGCTACGCGCAATGTGGAAATATAGTAGCGACCTCAGGGGCTCAATTGAGCCAACATACACGAATAATGCCATACCTAGATTTCTTTCAAAAATGAACGCTTCGCTGACCGACCGTGCAAGAAAAGCAAATTGGAATTACGCTCTCGCCAAGGCTGCCAAAAATGGATAACAGACAACTAAGAACAGCGATGGTGACAACGGCCATCTCCAAGTACATGTCAAGCGTTTTTGGAGAAGACGGTGTTGAAAAGGTCGCGCGCGATAGATTTGAGGGAATGCAAAGAGTCTTCAATTGGAGAAAATCACTCAATTTGAATCTTTCGATTTCCGCACGTGGAGCAACCGAGGGTTTGTGGTATGTCGACTTTCTTCAAACGCCAAAATCTGGGTGGGAAGACATGATGATAGTTGCTCAGAGCCCAATCGAATTAATGATGGCAACAAAAACCCCAAAGAAAATTTTGTCGTTTAATGCCGACATTGCGCCAGCTCCATTTTTGCAAAAAAGAAAATTTCCAGACACCCAAATATGCTTTATCAATAATCAGTCTTTGTGGAATTTTGAGAAATTCATGCGCGACTACGTAGTGGACAATGACGGAGGGAAATATTACGATGTTGACTATTCTGTTGTTGATAGACCAGAAATAGGGACCGGTGATGCCCGTGATTTTGACATGATTTTTATGCAGTCTTTTGAATTTGGAACAGACAGCGATACTCTACAAAAATGCGTTGAGGCCCTCTCTCCTGGGGGTATTTTGCTAATTAACTCGAATAATAATTCGGGTAAACTGTACCGAGACGACTATTGGTTTCACCCAAATGACGAGATGCATAAAATATTACGGACTTTGGATGGACTGATGTTCCACGATTCCTCACTTTACGGGTTTACGGCTTTCATAAAGAATTAAGCCAATACCCCCATATTTGTGAATGCATGAGTATAAGCCAATTTGGTCTATACTTTGGTTTTATGGCAATCAATACTTTAGGTGAACAACCCCAAAAGGTAATTGAACACTACAAAAATCTGGCGCGTCTAATGCTCACAAACACCGGAGCCATTCCATTCTGGATTTATAGTCTTGAAGAGTTCGATGAAGAAGAGATTAATCACAGCGAAATCGTAGTTAATCTTGCTGAAATGCTTTGGGAAATAGAAGTACAAGTCTCCCAAGAAAATCCATAAAAAGATAAACAATTATGAAAATAATTGACTACTACCTAAACGATTTCATTTTAAATGAAATAGCAGAGTCTGTGGACTTCTTCCCGGGAGTAATGCAATCCGAGTCAAGGATTGCCAGTGAGGTCAACTCATATCACAACGAACAATCTAGCTGCTACGCCCCATATATGTTTTGGAACGGGTGGTGGTCATCGCCGGTGGATACGTTAAGAAAACGAGTAATCAAAAATATATGGGAGAGCAACCTTCCAGTGCCAATAGGGGAAGTTCTTGGGTTTGAGTACTGGACAAGGACTTTTGGGCCAGGTCAGTTTCTCGGTCCGCATGTAGACGAGGATACGTTCTTGTATCAAGATTCAAAAGTGCTTAATGGGCCAGAAATTGGATGCGTCTATTATGGGCCGTCGCAGGAAAAAGTTGTTGGGGGGTTCCTTGAATTGTTTGAATCAAAGCTTGTATTCGGGGAAAAAAACGCTCTTGAATGGGAAAATCTACAAACAAAACTAGACCCGATAGAACTTCGTGAAAGAATTGCCTTCAAAGAAAATAGATTAATAATATTTGACGCAGGTCGAGTAATCCATCAAACGACCCCATGCGTGTCTGGAATTAGAAACGTCATGGTTGTTAATGTATGGCTTAAATCAAACCCACCAGTGGATGTGACTAACTTTGTATATGAATGAGAAGTTTGAAAGAGTAAATCTAATCAACCTGGATGTATTCATAACCAGAATTGATTCAATAGATAACAAAAAACTTTTAGAAGAAATAGAGTCTTCTAGCCTAGAAATACAAAATAGAGAATCAAATTCAATCTTGGATAGTGGGTCTATCACCTACCATGCTAGCTACGAGGACAGAAAGCTCGATAAAACTCTTCCTGAATGTTCCATGCTTTCAATAAAGATAGAGGATGTCGTATCGAGCATAGTCGGTAAAAAAATGCTAATAACAGAGATATGGTCCTTGACCCTAAGTGCAGGGGAATCAGTATTTCCTCATAGCCACAAATCCAATACGCACATGCACCCGATGGATTACTACTCTGTTGCTTATTATCCAAACGCTCCTGCCGGTGGCTCAAAATTGTTTTTTGAAGCCTCATGGTGCGGAACAATGGAAAATTTAATCTCAATTTCTCCAGAGTCAGGAATGCTGGTAATTTTTAATTCATACATACGCCACATGACCGACAGACACCGTGTAAGCGAGAACCGCGTAGTTGTTAGTGCAAATCTGAGCCCAGAATACCCAAATACAGCGCCAGTTCCGGACTGGTCAGCCTATAACTAGGCTCCAAAAATTTACTATTATTTGACTATGCCTAGAGTGATGGAAAACTTGGGTGGTGGGGTAGTCGCGTTTCATGACGCCATTGTTGTTCCATCTGCTCAAGTAATAAAAGAAATAGATGACCTTTCTGAACAGTCAATAAAACTTCAGTATGAAATAGTTTTTGACGAACATGGAGTTCCGGTCCACGCAATAAATAAAAGCGGATTTATCTACGAGCTGGACGCGATAGCAAAAACGCCAATTAGGATTCAACAGCTATCGAATTCATTTTTTAGGGAATGCGAAGATGCTGCATACTCATGCCTGATGGAATATGTCGAAATGTTTCCAGCAATACTCCAGTGCCTGTGGTGGAGGAGCGAAGGGCATGCACTAAAATACCCAACCGGCTCAAAGCTTGGATTTCACTGTGATAATGATGTGAACTACAGGTATGGGCAGATTCCCCAATTTGAACATGCCACTAGAAACGTAATAAGCGTAATTGTCTACATAAACAGCCATGTTGATAACGGGGTTAATGAACATAGTTTTTCCGGTGGGGAAATGGTTATACCGTATTTTGACCTCACCATAAAGCCAAAGAGCGGCACAATCCTATTTATGCCAGCCAACTACATGGGCGCTCACGAAATAATGGAAATAACATCAGGGTCTAGGTATTCGTATTTGATGTGGTTTGCACAAGGCTCACCGGACGAGCCAAAGGGAATATCCCCACAGGAGCCATCAGATTCACATAGGGAGCATGTAGGCGGTCAGTGGTGGATGCCAACTATAGTGGAAGACTATGAGAGATATCTTGTGGAAAAATATGGTAGCGACGGCAATATGCCAATCGGCGTCGCTCCATTTAAGTCAAGAAAAAATGACCATAAGCACTAATTGAAACATGCTATTCAACGACGTATCAGCGGAGCATCTTGGAGGCGGTGTCGTCGTGTTTCGCCACGCCATCGAACTTGACTGGGATAAAGCAAACCGAATCGCAAAAGAAATTGTCGACAGGGAAGTCGAGGAGATGTACCAGCCCGCAGTAAACCCAGATACCGGGCAGGAGGAATACGTAAATAAAAGCGGATACTTTTTCTCTAAAAATGGCATTGACAAAATGCCCAAAAGAGGCTCTAGGGTTCATCAGGACAGGCGGCCAGAGGTGGTCGAATTGTTCGAGTTTATTGAAGAGGCAAAAGATAAGTACCTTTACAAATATATGCACATGTTCCCATTGGCATTTAAGAACATTTGGTGGAAAGTAAAAGGCCACCTGGTGAACTACTCGTCCAGTTGTGGTGGATACATCGGGGAGCATAGTGATACGAGTGTTGATTATTTCTATGGGGTTCCACACCCACAGCACCAACTTGCCTCCAGAAACACTCTTTCATGTCTGGTTTATTTTGGGAACTGTGTTGACGGTTCTGAACTTAATGAATTCGGCGAATTCACCGGAGGGCACCACAAATTCACGTACCTTGATATCGATTATGTCCCAAAACGTGGCGATATCCTGATGTTTCCATCAAATTACATGGCGGCACATGAAGTAACTCCAGTCGAATCTGGAGACAGATATACCTACCTGGGTTGGTATGCCCACGGAACACCAAACCCCGAGGTTAACGAAGAGGTGGAGGACCCGTTGCTTAACCCGGAAAAAGCAGCTATTTCGTCAAACGTATATATCCCGTATATACGAGAAAGGTTTCTTGCCTATCTCGATTCGGTCAACGAAGATAAATCCTCCAAAACTTACAGACTGGCACTCGGTGAACACGCATGAAAATAATGCATCTAGGCTCTGGGATAGTTTTCATCAAAAACATCATCGACCTTACGGAAGATGACGAGAAGGAAATTAGGTCGCTTTTTTATTCAACGGCACCTCAGGGGTATTCGGTTGTAGATGGAAAAACGATTAGCGATGGCGGCTATGAATTTGATGAAATAGGCAAGGCAAAGGCCCCACTTCGATATACAGATATGTCCAAATTCGGGCTCGCAGAGAAGTTGCGTGGCGCAATATATCGTGGCGCGGTCGAGTATTGCAAGGTGTTTCCGGTTGCCGCAGAGTGCATAACCGGACACACGGATGGATACATGATTAGGTATGTTCCAGGAAACGACATGGGGCCGCACTCGGATTGCAATATTCCATACAAGCCTGGGACGCTCGAGCCACTAGTAATTAGCCCGGCATTCAATACCCTAACCACATCGATATTTTTAAATAATGACTATGAGGGCGGCGACGTAATGTTCCGAATCTGGGGGATAACTGTCAAACCAGAGATTGGCTCTGCGTTGATATATCCTTCAAATTTTATTGGATGTCACGAAGTTGGCGAAGTCACCGCAGGCGAAAGATGGGCATTTCTTAGCTGGTTCTACCACGGCAACGGCCAGGAGAATAAACCAAATGCCATGGAATGGGTCCAGCAGTTCAGGTCGGATGTCAGCTTTGGAAACGCAATGCAAAAAACGGTGCTCGTTGGAGAAGTCGACTAAAAAAGCCTGCCAAATTTGGTTCGGTTCAAAGACTTAGCCGATTCTGGGCAAATATGGGTTTTCCATAATCCATCAGAAAATAGAAGCTCTACAATTTTTGCCGATTTCCAATTTCCAGAAAGATACAGATTTCTTACATCCTCGCCACCACCCTGGTCATACCCAAGTGGATACCCCCTGAACAGGGCTTCGACATACTCGACATTTGCCGAGTCTGCAATGCGGGAAATATGTAATTCAGATGCCTCGCCATGAAGATTATTGCCATCCACATATATGCCTTTATACCCGAGCTCAGCGGCAATCTCTATTGTGTCTTCAGCTATCCCTCCCCTGCCAATACAAAACACGATTTGAGAAGAAGAAAATACGTCTTGAATTGATGGATGCTCTACTGTCCCAACCATTTCTCTTGCTGGGACAACGGTTGATTCGGAACGCCCAAAACCACTCCAGTGGACGACATGCCCTGCCGCAATCATGCTTGAGGCAATGGTTCTTCCCATTGCGCCCATAGATACTATGCCGACTTGTCGCATTGGTTAGCTCTTTATATTCAGCGGGTTGACGTAACCCTTTTCACCCTCAAGATTCCTGACCAATACATCGATACGATTTATATTTTCAGCAGAATCGGGATGCTGTAGGGATGAGTAATTTCTATATTTTTCATAGTCATCAAAAACTGTATCTATCCAGTGTGGCATGCACCAGGTCTGAACATCGCCGGGCTCTAAAACCTCAATTCGCGAATTAACATCTGGACTTCCCTGGGAAAAGAATTCGAGGTAGGCATATCTCGTGCCGCCGGTGACAGTGTTTACCCCATGCGAAGCAACGTAATTTGTAGGGAAAATTACGATGTCTCCCCGCTTTGCCTTGTGTGATATTCCCAAATATGGGAAATACAGTTCTCCACCGCTGTAATTGGTGCCATCCAGCTCCTCTGTGGTTTCAACACAGTCATTGATGTAGAGGAGTACGGCAACTGTTTGGCGAGCACCAACCTGACCGTATGGGATATACCGCTCCCCTCCAGTGGCTCTGTAGTTCGTGTCGTTGTCGTTGTGAAGACCAAGATACTTGCCCTTGTCGTACCTCAGTACGTGTCCCCGGTTTCTCCACCATATGGTTCCAACCACAAGAGGGAACAGGTCGATGTATTTCATTAACGACTTGTAGATTGAGTCTTCCCATGAGCGAAAAATATCGACAACATTCTGCTCGGTAGAGTCTTGTACCGGCTCAAGAACTCTGACTGGAACTGCCTCTACTTGGTCTATTGAGAATTTGTTGCCGTCTTCGTTTTTTGCATAGACAACACCGTTTACATCAATGTCGTATTTCCATCTTTGCTGGTGGGCGGCTAATGCATTCTTGTCAATCCAGGACGACATGAGAGGTAGGTCGACATTTACGGCGTCGTGGAAAACAACAACCCCTCCGCCGAGGTCGGTAAACTTGAGGTTGAATATTTCCTCAAGGACCTCATCGGTCATTTCTGGAGTATCTACTTCATATCGTTTCAATTTGATTCACCTCTTGCGCAATGTGTGTTTCGCCGTACTGCGTTACACATCTATTCTGGAACACGGGATTGGCTCCCAGTTCCAAGTCTGGCGTTGGGTGTGACCAAATTGAGTACTCTGATTTGCAATAGCGCTCGTAGTCATCATAGATGTCATCGAACCAAACTGGCTCACACCATTGATAGCTTGAATCTTTTTCTTTAATTCTGATATTTGCCTGAGCGTCGGTTCCACCTTGGCCAAAGAATGATAGGTAGGCATACCTAACACCACCCTCCATTTTGGTCACTCCATGGGCACAAATGTAGTTTGTTGGGAACATGATTATGTCCCCCTTTTGTGGCTTGTAGTCGATTCCAAGATAAGCAAACTTTAGGTGCCCGCCGGCAAAATTCGTTCCGTCCAATTCTTCTTTGGTGTCAACACAATCATTGAAATATGCAAGAGCACCTGCGGTTTGCCTGAGAGCAACCTGCCCTCTGGGCATGTATCTGACGCCCTGGGTGACCTTATAGTTTGTGTCGTTGTCCTGGTGCCAGCCCAGGATGCCGCCTCCCTCGTATCTGAGCACATGCCCCCTGGTTCTCCACCATAGGCTCCCGACTATGAGCGGGAACATGTCTGTATATCTGATTAGGCACTTATAAATGGCGTTTTCAAGCTCCGTAAAGTACGCCCTGGTATATTCATCGGTTTCGTCATTAACGGGCTCCAGAAGCCTCACAGGCGCGTCTGGGACGTCTTCTAGGCGATACCTGAAGCCGTCTTCGTTTATGCCGTATTCGACCCCATCTTCGCCAGTCACATACTCCCATCTCGACTCATGTGCCTTGGCCGCGCATTCGTCAATATGTTGCAAGATTCTTTCGTCAACAATAAATGCGTTCTTGAATACAACAATCCCGTTTCCAAGGTCCTCCACTACGAGTTGCGATATTTCCAAGAGTTCCTTGTCGCCAATTATCGGTGTTGACGGCATTCCCATAATCAACCGACCAAAAAGGAAACTGCTTCCATGACCGTCCATGAAGAACCAGCAGCAAGTGGTTTTGTTGCAAGTGGCAGGTCAGCCCAGTTAAATCTTCCGACTTGTTGCCCGTCTCGACTTACTAGAAACTTTTCATAGTTATGGGGGATTCGCATTATTGCTTGTCCTGCAAGATTTTGCCCAACAGCGGCATTGTGTGAACCATCAGCTTTGTTGTCGTCAAAGGAACGAACTAGGTCGCCTTTAACAAAGCTCCAAATTTTGTGTTCGTTTGGTCCGTTAACCTCTATCTTCTCGGTGATTGGAAAAGAAACAAACGGGTAGGCCTCGGAAACAAACTGCGAAATTTGCTCATTTGGAGATGGCTCCATTTCCCCAAATTGGTTACACGGAAACGCAACCACACTAAATCCCTTATCGGCAAACTTTTCATGAAGTTGCTGCAACTCCCATAGCTGCCGAGATGCCCGAGCGTACGACCAAACTGGACTACATTTTGGCGAGTATCCAGCCTTGGATACAATGTTCACAAACAGGCAGACTTTCCCGCGGACTAAGTCCATCACATTGTGTGAACCGTCGACAGATGTGATTGGGATATCAAAAACAGAACGATGACTCATATTTTCACCCCCTGAAGAGCTATAACCGCATATTCGCCAATTTTTGCAGTTCCGCTAAGTGATTTACCCGAGGACTGAAAATCCATTACAAAATCCACGCTCATCGGTATTTCCGTCCGTCCGGAAATGCTCACAACAATCAAATCGTCTTGTTTGGTTATTTGCGCACCGCTGAAAGCAACAGACCCCCGGTCATGCGAAATGGCACCAGAGCCAGCGCCATATAGGCGCAGGTTGTAGGTTTCTTTGCCAAGGGGCGATGTGGCTGTTATGAACCAAATTCCAATTAAATCCATAAACGGATACTAGCACTCCGTCCGCTTGTCATAAATCCCATATTGGGGCTTAGCGGAAGGACGTATTGCTATTCTGGCGCTTGTTCAGATGCCGCTTTTTGAGCAAGATAATTTCTGTATTGTCCGTCAAAAACACGGTAATACATTCCGGCGTTTTGATATGCGGTCAGTCGCACGCTGTAGGGCTGCGAATTCATATCCTCAATCAACGCCTCTGACCAGCCCTGGGCAGCGGCAATCATCCCATTCGCTATGTGAACTTTTAGCTCCGGAATAAATGTGTCATGTGCTTCCGCTATTTCAATCAGTTCTGGAACTTCCTGAAGAGTGAGTATTGCATCTTCAGTCTTAATTAGCGGACCGTTTGCTGTTGCAATGATTTCAAATGACATGGTTTACCACTTTCCCAAAGGGCATGAAGCCGATTTGATTGTTGTTTTTATTTTCATAAAACACTTGCATTCTTTGCACTGCATTGTGGGCTTAAACAGCCGAGGGCAAGCGCGACAAATTTCAAGGCGTTTTGCCGCATAGGAGAGAACATTGTTGCCGTCTGTCATGGGACTTGAGTATACACAAAATTGTCCACAGACGATGACTGCGCAACCGATGCCTGAGCTATCGCGACACCGTGCTTTTTCCCTCTATTTGCGCCTGTTGCGGTGACATTCGCTGATATCGTCCCACCTGCAGAACCGGGGGCACTAAGCGATATGGATTCTCCATTCGTAGTTATCGTGATTGATGTTGGTCTTGTTGGGTAGCTAGCAGCGTCATTAGCTCCGACCGTCTGGGAATAGGAAACCGAGGGTGTAGAGACTGTTGTCACAACCCCATTTTCCGACTTGCGAATTGGGGCGCTCATTACATATGTCCATGTTCGTGTTTCTGGATAATTTACGGTTTGCGTTTCATATTGAGGAACCGGACCGGCATTTGCGCACTGACCCGGGCATCCGCCGTCGTTTACTCCATTTGCCAAGCAGCAGTTACAAATTACTTCAGCTGTGCACGATGGCGGGGTTGCTGGTTGTGTAACCACATATGAACAGCAGCAGGTGCTTCCGC